GATCTGTTAGGCCGCTTGCGTGGCAATGCTATCTATGATGGCGACGATCCTACTATGCCTCGCACTGGACCACGTTGGATGCTTGTGCTGTGCAACCCAACACGTAATTGGGTATACCGTAAGCTTGTCAAGCCTGTGCTGGATCATCGCATTGGCTTGTACAACCCTGACTTGTTGGTTGACAGAGATACTAAGGAGCCAATCATCGAGTTGTTCGAGGGATCAACCTACACTAACGCCGAGAACCTTCCAGAAGATTACATTCAGGGGCTGGAGAGTGCGTATAAAGGACAAATGCGCGAACGCTACCTGATGGGAGGGTGGGGTGCTTTTGAGGGCTTGGTTTATCCGCAATATAATCAGATGGTGCATCTACTCCCTCAAGATCAAATCATTGATTACTTTGCTAGGCAAGTTAGAGAAGGTCTTAGGCCCGAGATTATCGAAGCGTACGATCATGGCATTGCGGTTCCTGCTTGTTACGGCATTGGCTTTAGCGACAGCTACGGCAACGCGTTCTTGATGGGAGGTTTCTATGAAGCAGAACTCAGTCCAGAAAAGATCGCCACTCGTATCAAGGATCATCGTAGAGAAATTGCCAGAGAGATCGGTTTCGATGCAAGTTTCCGCCCTGTACTCGCAGACCCGGCTATCTTCAGAAGAGGTCCAGGTAGTACTCAAACGGTCGGTGTTACAGTCGCCGGGATGCTTAGGGAACTCCAAGTAGGCTGCACTAGAGCGAACAACAACATTGTGAGTGGATTGGCTAAGGTACAGAGCTATTTGGAGATTGATCTGAAGCATCCTCATCCAATGACAGGAGAGTTAGGATCACCACGGTTCTTTATCTCTAATCACTTGGATTGGTGGGATCGAGAGATCGTTGACTACTACTGGAAGAAGGACACCGCAGGACAAGTCCAGGATGTGCCCAACGACAAAAACGATCACGCGATGGACATGACTAAGTACTTCTTCACCAATCGACCTCGTTTAGCGTTGTATGCGCGTCGAGTGTTCAACTCTAAGCCTAGCTATATGCGTTGGGGTGAAGTTAACGACAACACTACTCCTGATAATAGGAAGCACCGTTATGGCTGAAGAATATGATCCGATTGAAAAGAACCTAGAGCGGGTCGGTGCTGGTCGCGGCGGCAAGAAGAAGGCTGTCGTTGAGCCTGTCTATCAGATGGTCGGTGACACTAAGATACCTGTAACTAAAGCAGTTGGCTTGGTGTGGAACAGTCGTAAGGAGCAGGGATTACGCAACCGCAAGGGATCAGAAGATGCCTGGAGTGAAGCGATCCGCTACTACGACAATGACCAACTCATCCATCGCACTTCAAGCGAAGAACGCGCAGGTAACAAGCCGGGAACAAGACTTAGCGGTGAGTGGAGAGAGACTGAGAACGTGGTGTTCTCTAATTGCTCTATCATGGTTCCAATGCTGTATGCAAAGAACCCAACCATTACTATCACTTCAGATATTGATGCTAACCTTGAACGTGCCAAAGGGATCGAACGACTTATCAACACGCTGCTTGCGAAGAAGTCGCTCCCCGGCCTTAACGCAAAGCCGAAGCTACGCCGCACCGTTCTCACGACACTGCTAACCAACTCTGGCTTCATCAAGATCGGCTTTACACTGAAGCAGGATGGGAATGAAGCTGCTATTGCAGAGTTGCAGCGTATCTCGCAGGACTTAGAGAATGCAACGGACAAGAAGGAAGTAGTGAAGCTTGAAGGTGAGTTGATGGCACTCGAAGAGAAGATTGCCTTGCTCAATCCTTCTGGCCCCTTCATGAAGAACCTTCTACCTGATCGTGTTGTAGTTGATCCTAGCTCTACTGAGCCTGATGGCAGTGATGCTATGTGGATGATGGAGTGGGACTATCTACCAACGAGTTACATCAACGCAGTATATGGAAGCAAACATGGTAAAGAAACGCGGTCGGTATACTCGCCAACGCACATTCTTGACGCCGGAACTGGCAGCACTAGTGATGTTGAAGAGCAGGTCAACACGTTTTCACTCTTCTCCTCTGCTGAGGACGCAAACGCCGCCACTTACGGATACGACAACACAGTTGCCTTCGACAAAGCAAAGCACACAAAGGTTTGGTACATCTGGGACAAAGCCACAAGACGAGTCCTAATGTATGCAGACAACCACTGGACTTGGCCTCTGTGGGTGTGGGATGATCCACACAAGTTGCCTCGCTTCTTCCCGTACTTCCGCTTGTGGTTCCATGAGAGCACCAACTCCCACGCACCGAAGGGTGAAGTCACGTACTACTTAGATCAGCAGGATGCAATCAATGAGATTGCAGATGAAGTCAGGCGCGGCAGACAGTGGGCGCGGCGCAACGTGCTGTATAACAAGAACGCAATCAACCAAGAGGACGTTGAGAAGGTATTGAAGGGTGACGATGGCACTGCGCGTGGTATTGACCTTCCAGAAGGTAGTAAGCTTGCAGATCACATCTTTAGCTTCATTCCACCGGGATTGAACATCCCAGAGTTCTTCTCTCCTGATAGCAAGTTCCAAGCAATCAACAGGATCACTGGTATCAATGAAGCACAACGTGGTGCTCAGTTCAAGACCAACACCACGAACAAAGCAGTGGAGACTTACAACAAGAACACAGACATTCGTGTTGAGGAAAGAGTGGACTTGATTGAGGACTTCATCGCTGACATCAGTTGGAACATCTGCTTGCTGTGTTGCACAGAGTGGGATGCAGAGGATGTCTCTCCGTTCATAGGACCGGAACTTGCGAAAACTTGGCAGAAGGTTAACTCTCCTAGAGAGTTTGAGAAGGAGTTTGCAGTTAGAGTGGAGAGTGGCTCTAGTGCGAAACCAAATAGCCGTGAGAAAAAGCAACAAGCAATTGAAATGGGACAGGTGATGGGGCAGTTTGCTTCTGCTTCTCCTGCTGTTGTTGTGCTGATGCTTAAGATGTTTGAACGTGCGTTCGATGAGTTCACTGTCGCTGATGAAGATTGGGAGCGCGTCGAAACAACGATGATGCAGGGACTTCAGAAAGCTGGCGGTGGTCCCGGTGCACAGGGGCAAGGTGCGCCGGGACAACAACCTCCTGGACCTCCGTTAACAGATGAAGCAATGCTGCAACAACTAAAGATGAAGATAGCTAAACTCCCGCCGCAAGCGCAAGCTAAGTTGCAGGAAATGGTGCAAGCTGGTGTGCCTCCAAGCGAAGCATTACAACAGATTGAGGCACAGTTGGGTGGACTACAACCCTCGTAAGAGAGAAGGACGAATACAATGCTTCCCGATGAAAACACTATCACCGACAACATTGAACGCAACATCGACATCGCAATCGAGGCACAGGATGGCAAAGCTGAGACTACGCCAACAGAAAACAAAGAGGGCGAAGATGGTACACAGCAGCAGCCTCAAGATCGCCCAAGCGGTGATGGCGACAGTGGCACACAACCGAAGCCTAAGCAAGAAGGAGCGCCGCCAGCACCAAGTGCTCCTCATCCCAAGGACTTAAAGCTACAAGATGGAACAGTAGTCAAGGGCGGGCCGGAACGTAGGTTCTATGAACAGCGTGAGGTCGCACGAGCGCAGCTACACACAAAGGAACAAGAGCTTAACAATACACGCAACCAACTAGCGCAGGTGCAGAACGAATTAGCTGCTGTTCAGCAGTCTGTGCAGTCATTACATGGTATTGCGCCCGATCAACTTGCGTTGGGAGCACGTATCATTGTGGATCTTCAAAGAGACCCCCAGGGGACGTTGAAGAAATTGCTTGCAGAAGCGGCGGCACAAGGCTATAGTATTGACGACATCGGAAGCGGTGTTGACATGGCTGCAATACAGCGCATGATTGACGAACGCTTACCGCAACAAGACAACAATGAGTACCAAAGCGACGAGGAAATACTTGACGAAGCTGCTAACGAAGCAAATGCTTTCTTTGGTAGACACCCCGACGCTAGACCGCATGATAAGCTACTTGCGACTGTCTTGCGAGATCACCCCGGCCTCGATTTAGAGGACGCGTATTACCAAGTCAGAGACGCCTTCATTGAGAAGGGTTATGACTGGTCCCTCACTCTCGAACAGAATGTTGGAGTGGTGGGCGCTGATCCAGCAAATGCAGGTGGTCAACAACAACAGAATAGAGCACCCTTACCCGCAGGAAACAACGCGGCGAATGCACCAATCAATTCTGCTGAAGTAACCACTCTCGCATCCGACGATATGGACACTGGAGACATCGTGCGACAAGCGATGAGAGAAAGTGGCCTTAACATCTAGGAGAATGAAGTGGCACTAGCAACCGTACTTAACTCGACGCTTACTAAGTCGAGGCGGAAGCTAATCATGGCGTCAGTACGCAGCAATGCGCTAATGGCATGGGCTTTCGCCAACGATCGCGTCGATTACGAGGATGGTGGTTACGACATCACCAATCCTCTCACTACTGGTCGCAACCCCAACGTAGCATCGTACGAATACTACGATCAGCTACCTGTGGCACAGACCAACGAGTTCACTACGGCACGGTACTACTGGTCACGTGTGGCTGGTACTGTCATCATTTCCGATCAGGAAGAAGATGAGAACCGTGGTGAAGCAGCCATCTTCAAGCTTATGAAAGCCAAGATGGATGTCCTGGAAGAGAGCATCAAGGAAAAGTTCAGCGAATATCTATACGCAGCGGGCGGTGGTACTGATCCGTTGGGTTTGGCTTCGCTTATCCCTGATGATCCCACTACGGGAGTGCTCGGTGGTATCAATCGTGCTACTGAACCACAATGGCGCACGAGTTCGTATCAGTTCGCTGGTGCATTGAACGCGAGCAACATTGAGGAAGCGTTTGACGACATCTTGCTCGATCTTACGCTGAAGGGTGACAAGCCTGATCTTATCCTTGTTGGTCGCAACATCTATCGCCTGTACCGTGCTGCGGTTCGGGAGAAGGTTGTGTTCAACTTGAGCGATACCAGCAATGGTAAGCGCATGATGGATCTTGGCTTCACTGGCATTAGTCACCAGAACATTCCAATTCTCTACGATGAGGATTGTCCGGTGAATAAGGCTTACTTCATCAACAGCAAGTACTTGAGGACTACAATCCTTAAGCACGTGAACATGAAGGTGAAGTCCCTCTCTGCACCTTGGGATACTGACGCTCATGGTTCAAGAGTTGTATGGCAGGGCCAGTTCACTCTATGGAAAGCATATCGTACGCACGGTGTGCTCAACAACTAACGCTATTGGAAGGACGAAACAATGGCAAGAATACGCGCCCGATACGCTGTTAAAGGCCCGCGGAAGGAAATGGTCACTTACCAAAAGTGTTGGATGGACCCTGAAGAGAAGTCTCTCCAACAGGAAACCGTCACAGAAGAACGTGACTGCTACATGATCTACTTTCCGCAGGGCCACAGCATTCGTGTAACATCGTTCGAGCAACTTAAGTCTATGGGCTACCATCTTAAGCCTCGAATGGTTGATATGGAAACTGGTGATGTTATCGACATTGGCGGTGATCCCTACGACTTCGCCAACAACCCACAGGGAGAGGTTGACCTCAACGTGTTGGTTGAAGATGAAGAAGTAGAGCACCGTCCAGCGAGAACCAAAGTAAGGAGCGAATAATGGTACAGAGAGTAGCATCGTTTCGCAACCGTAGGTACAATGCCTACGTCCCTGCGATGGGATATGCAGCCGATGTAATCCACGGTGCTGCGTATGTTGTGGATTTCTTAACCCCTGTCGCTGCTGTGGCGACGAACATTCTCAACAGTGTTGCTGGCGTGTCTGGCACTCCGTTGACGGTGTTCGGTGCGGATACTGCTGATGCTCCGTTCGGACGCAATGTTACGAACGGTGCTGGTGGTTCTGTTACCATCCGTGGCAAGGACTACCTTGGTCAAGGTGTGACCGAAACAATCGGTGCATCAGCAGCGGGAAAGAAGGCGTTCAAGTGGATTGACGCTATTGATCCCTTCACTGGTGCAGTGATTGTTGGTTGGGGTGCATTGCTAGGACTTCCTTATCGCATGGCTGCGGTGATGGAAGAAGTAGCTAATGGTGTTGAAGCAGCGCCTGGAGCTTTGGTTCCCGGTTCGCTTGTTGATCCACAGACCTCAACCACTGGTGATCCGCGTGGTACTTACGCCCCGACTACTGCACTCAATGGCAGTAACCGGATTATGGCTAAGTTCCAGCCGTACAACATCCTCAATGCCAATGGCAACGGGGGATTGCACGGTATGCAAGCGGCCTAAACCCGTCATTCGTGACGGTAGGGAGTGGTCTAAGCGTATATTCGTCCTTGCGTCGAAACCACTCCCGCTTTCTTTGAGGGGTCGTTATGCTCAAGACACTAATGCAACTGACTGTTGACACGGAGCGGATGTTATACCAAGCCGCTGGTGTTAACACTCAAGTGTATGCTCAAGATGTCATAATGCAGAAGCTGCAACACGCTTTTGACCATTGCTTCACAGCGAAGTTTTGGCCCTCATTTGTTCGACGCGAGGCAAGGATGCTGGACGGGATTACGGGGAAACCTGTGCTCCCGTTCAGCCTCATTAAAGAGTGGAAAGATGTTAGCGATGTCTTTAGAGCGAATAGTCAACACCCAATCCCCACCATGCCCCTCAGCTACAACCTGTTGGATTTGGTTGATGGAACGACTCCAAGATTTCTCGAACCTACAGCAGACGCAACGCTGTTCACAGTCTACCCGCTAGGATCAACTGGCAACATTGTGGTGGTTGGACGCGAACGCCCTGCTACTGAGTTCATTATGACAGATATAGTGCCATTCGACAGCCTTGCGCTGTGTTACTTTGCCGCCTGGGATTACCTAGTTGATGATGCAAGTAACGCTGGCGCTGCTGCTAAGATGCAGGGGCTGTTTGATAGCAGAATGAAAGCTCTCGAAGATGCAGAGTTCGACAACGTGGTGTTGCTGAACCCTCGCAGCGAACAAATCCCTACACAGTGGAATTAGTATGCGCCTAGAGAAGATCATGCCGAAGCAATTCCGCATATCACAGAATTTGCAGCCAGCAACGCTGCGTGAGTTCAGTGGTGGGTGGAATGTGCTCGATGATGATATGAACCTAAGCCACAAGTACGCTAGAATAGCTTACAATGTCTATGCTGACAGCGACGGAAGCGTATCAGTGAGGCAGGGCTATAGACTGTTTGCTAACTGTCTCCCCTATCTCTCCACTCCCTCGTATGCAGTTGATGCTTACTACTTCAACTCAGCACTCATCGTTGTGTTCAGCAACGGAGAGATATGCAAAATCCTTGGCAACGGCTTAGTAGCAGTTATCTGGAATAATGCTATAGCAGCTACACTTCCAGGAGCACCTACTGGTTGGCATACACTCGACTTCGTGTCGTTTGCAGAGTTCAATGACCACTTGGTGATCTGCAATGGACAAGAGAAGCCTCTAGACATAGACAACCAGTTCAGAGTGGAGTACTTACAAGACGCAGCCACCAACAGCAACCTTAACGTGCCTATCTGCAAGTACGTCACTTCTATTAGCCGTTACCTAGTGATGGCTGGTGATCCACTGGAGCCTGATCGTGTTCACATCAGTGCTCGTGATGCTCATGGTACATGGTACGGTGACGACGAGCCTAATGATGGCACAAGGCTTGATGTTGGCTCTATCTTATCAGGTGCAACCACTATTAGAGGCTTACTCACCTTTAGGGGTAAGCTCATTGTGATGTTCGCAGAAGGTCTGCTGTTTGGACAGTTGGGGGATTACGATGAGAATGGCAATCATACTCCCAACTTTGAGGACGGAGTATCCGGTTATGGCTCAATCTCTCATCGCAGTGGGATTGCTTACGGTGACGATGGGCTGTTTATGGACCTTGAAGGAGTGCCTAGTATTAAGCGTACTGCACTGTCAACGAGTTTCAAGCCGGAACGGGTTTCCGATCTTATTGATCCAGAGATAAAGGCGGCACTAAAGCCACTTAGCTTTGAGGCTATGGAGAACCATGTATTCTCAGTGTATAATCGTGCCAACGGACAATTCATGTTGTTCGTTCCAAATGCCGAAACCGTGGCTGAGACAACCGAAACTCGTGCTTTTGTCTACGGCTATCGTCCCTCACTCCAACAAGAAGCTTGGAGCTTGTTCGGTAACTGGAACTTCACCTGTGGTGTTAGATCACTCACTGGTCGTGTATTCTTCGGGGATAAGGATGCAAAGATTTGGGTGCTAGGGAGCGATGATGACCCAATCTATACAGATAACGGTGCACCTATCCCCTTCGATTGGGAATTACCGTGGCTTGACTTCGGACAAAGAACTAAGAGCAAAACTAGTAAGCATATATCGTTCGATACTAGAGGGCTTTCCGAGTTCGACACTCGAATGTACGTTGATAACTTCTACACCAACGCAGGAGTTGACAGTCCCGCACTCACAACTGAGTTTAGTGGAGGGGGACAAGGACACTTTGGTGGAGGACCACAACCTTATGGCGGTGGACGGAACACCGCTCGTAAGTGGCATTATGTGTGGCCTTGTAAGTTCCAGATAGCGAAACTTAGGTTCAGTGGATTGAGCGATGCGGGCTTAAGCTTCGTGTCGATCTCCCTGCACTATCTCCTTGGGGGGATCAACAGATGAGCATTTACGGATACACGTACAAGGGCTTTAAGCTCATCGACTTCAACTCCGACAACTGGCATGGGGATGAATGGTATAACTGGACACTCCTGGACAGTCTCATGGAGGCTTCGTTCGGTGATGTGCCTCTCCCTGTAGTTGGTGGCACTGCCAATGCAATTACACTGGACTATACACCGGATCGGGTGCTAGCTAATGGCCTCACTGTGGTGTTCATCCCTAATCTTTCTCCTACTGGTCCAACTACTATTGCAGTAGATGGGCAAGCAGCAAAGCCACTACTCGTGTTAGGCGTTCCTGTTGCAATGGGAGACTTTCTAGCTGGTGAGCCTGTTAAGGCTATATACAATGGAACGAGCTTTAATACTGTAGCACCGCTGAAGAAGTTCTCACAGATCAACATCATTGCTGGACCTAGTGGAGCTACTCCTCACCTTGATGCCAATGATCTAGTGATCTCTTCAAACCAACCATCAGGGATAAGTATACTCACTCCCAACAACTCAGTAGCCACAATAGCGTTTGGCGATCCAGAGAACGCTCTCGCTGGCTTTATTCAGTACATTCACACCACTGATGAGCTTGTCTTTGGTAGGAACGGTATTACTGCTTTAGGGATAGGCCCAACTGGCCTCAGAACATTGGGTCCAATCAGAATGGACCTCACTGGCGTCAATGACTTCGTTATTGCGGAGGACACTAGCCCTAACACAGTTAGATTTGGTTCGTCTGCCACCATCAATGGGCTTCAGATAGATACGGTATCAGGACTAACTACAATCCATAGCGGCCTGAATGTCACTGGCACTACCTCTATTAGTGGCAATCTGCTTGTTAGCGGTACGATCACAGGCAACCTTGCTAATCCTCTTCCAATTACACAAGGCGGTACAGGAGCGACTACTGCTTCTGCCGCTCGTACTAACCTGGGTCTTGGCACCATTGCCACACTGAACACGATCAACAATGATAATTGGGCTGGTGCTGATCTTGCCATCGCTAATGGCGGTACTGGTGCCAGTGATGCTGCTACTGCTAGAACCAACCTCGATGTGCAGCAGTTTGATGCAGACTTAGCCGCTATAGCTGCACTGACTACAACTGCGTTTGGCCGCTCTATGCTGACTTTAGCTGATGCAGCAGCAGCACGCTCACTCACTGGTGCAGTTGCTGGTATAACAGCGTCCTTTGCTGCTAACGTACTAGATATACGTCTTGGTTTCAGCACTGGACAGACCATGATGATACAGGCTGGTATCGGAACACTTGGTCCTGATGGTCTAGGTGTAGTTACCTTCCCAACGCCTTACTCTATTGCTCCGTTTGCAATGGCTAACGGTGGGTTGAGTGTTGTGTCTGATGATAGTGATGTCCACAACTACGGAACGCCTACTGTCTCCGGTATGAATGTCATCAATGGTGGTGGTGGTACTGCCACTTACACTTGGATCGCAATAGGACAACTGTGATGAACTTTGCTGATGTAATGAGAAATGCAGAGCAAAGCAGGTTGGCGCGGGAAGCCTTGCAGCCTGCAACTCCTGCTCCTGCGGCACCCGCAGCGGTAACGCCTCCGCCAGAGATCATTGATCCTGCTAAGATGGCGATGGCTCGCAGTGCTGCTATCAATAGAGCAACGCTCAACTTGCGCGCACAAGGGCTTAATCCTGCACTCTACATGGATCAGATCAACGCAGAGTTCGATAGAGCAGCAGAAACTGCTATGTTGAGCAAAGACCCTTACTCAGTGTTCGGTGACGACATCGCAACAAATGTTGTGAAAGCTGTCAACGAGGATAAGAGGCGTGAGTTCACAAGCAACTTTGAGAACAAGTTTGGGCAGAGTGCTGATCGAGCAGCATTACCAAGCACTATGCTCGATGATGCTATCAACAAGATCATCCAAGGACAGCAGACTGATGCACAGAGAAAGCTAGAAGCTGGCAAAGCACGAGGTATCTACAACGATGTAGGATACAATGCTGGACAGCAAGCGATCAATACCGCTGCGGGAACAGCAAGGTCCGAACTTGGTAATCTTGGTAGTGGCCTTATAGATCAATGGCGCGGTGGTCTTAATGACATTGACACGAAAGCTTGGGACGCTTACCAATCCTTTACTCCAGGCGATACTACCTTCTCCCTTGATCCGTACATCGGAGACAGGACTGACTATCTAGGCCGCACCACTTCAGGTGCAGAAGGCTCTCTTCGCAGCACTATAGGCGGAAAGAACTTCTTTGACTTCGGGAAGATCGGCGGTGCTGTTGGTGGTGCACAGGGAGCACTCAATCTGCGTGATACTGATGTAGCTACCGCACTAGGGGAACGTAAGAGACTTAACACACAGAGCAGAGGGCTAGGCTCTCAAGGAGCGTTCTGATGCCACTTCCATTAGCAGCAATCGGTGCTGGATTAGGAGCAGCTGGCTCTATTGCTGGCTTCCTAGGTGACAAGAAAACTAACAAGCTTGCTAAGAAGGCTTATGAGGATCAGAAGAAGCTGTCTGATAAGCAGTCTGGCATCGCTGACTACATCAGCCAGTTAGCGAAGCAAGCAGCTACTACTTCGTCCGATGTCTACGATCCTAGTGGTGGGTTTACTCGCTTCAACCCTGCTACGGGCAAGTACGAGTATGCTCTAGGAGCAGAGCAGCAAGGCATCCAAGGCGCTTCGTACGGAGAGGAACTGTTACGTAACACAGTCGATCAAGGAGTGCGACGCCAAGGACTGCTCGACGCAGAACGAATGCGCCAAATGGCGAGTGGTCGTGCAGATAGAGCATTAACTGATATTGACGCGGCTCGACGAGGCATTGGGATGGTTGATCCCGCTTCCGTTGCTGGTCAACTGATGGCTAGCCGTACAGGCCAACTCAATGCAGGATATGACGATGCTGAACGCGCTGCGAGAACGATGCAACTCCGTACTGGATCTAGTGCAGTTGGTGATGCTCTTACTTCTCTTGCGCGTGATAGGGTTCGTGCACAAGCAGGTTTGGGTACGCCTGGCCTCGAAGGTCTTGAGTTTGCGGAAGGGATAAACCAAGGACGCAATCAGCAGAACTACGGTGTGTATGGACAGATGCACGGCATTGGTAGCAACTTCTACGATGCACAGTTTGCTCCTTCTACGTACGAGCAACTTGGCAGAGAGAACCTTGGCAAGCAGATGGACTTCGACATGAGCAAGCTCGATCTTGCTATGGGTGGAGGCTCACAAGCTGGACAGACTTTGGCTAATGCTGGAACTGGTTTGCGCCAAGGCTACGATGCTTTCGCCAAAACACGTGTTGCGTCTCCAACTAGTAAGCTACTTACTGGTCTAGGCAATGCTGCTAGTAGCTTCGCTAAACCACCAACCGGAGGCTAAGTTATGGCCGACACAGCAGGTAAGCCGAGGGAAAGCGTTGCTCTAAGGGCTAGGAACAAGCGTCAGACTACGACCATTCCTACTCCAGAAGTGCAGCAGTATGGAGTTTTCACTCCAGGGTATGCAGGATACTTGCAAAGCACTGCTGCGGATCAGAGCCAAGGCTCTAGTGCCGCTTTAGCAGCAGCTAATGCTTGGGCTTTACGCAACGAGAAGAGAAATGAGCAGGAGGGATACGCCCAAATGCTTAAGCGCGCACAGGATTTGCAGATCGAAGCACAGAGGCGTGATGTTCTCGCTGAAGCGCGTGATGCTGCTGCTGGTCGTAACATTGAATACATGAAGGAGGGTGTCGGTGGTATAGAAACTGTTGGCACTGATGCAGCTGGTGAGACTGAGTTCCAATACCACCCTGTGCAACAACAAACAGCCAACGCTTACAACATTGGCATGAAGCGTGCCGAGACTATAGACAAAATGGCTTCTGGCTTCAAGACACTCGGTGAGACTGGTACTATTCCTTCTGAAGAAGCTAAGAGTCACTTGCTGCGTGATCCTGTTACTGGCAAACCAATGGAGCTTGTACAGGGAATGAATGTAAGCGACGAGATTGATGCTTACACAGAGGACACTCCTGAAGATCGGTATCTTCGTGACACTACTGTTGCAGAGATTAACCAAAAGAACAACGGTGGCGTAACTGTTGAACAGATCTTCAATCCTTCTGGAGTGTCGATGGGGCTTAAGTGGACTTCCAAAGCTGGTGCTGCTGCTCTTGCTAATGCACAAGCAGAGGCTATGGCTGCGGGGATTGATCCCAAGACTGGAAGAGTGGTACGACGAACGACTACAGCAAGCCCTAATGCTGGTGCACAGGGCGGCGCTGCACCAGCTACATCAGCCGCTGAACCGATCCGTGGTGATCTCACTGATTACCGCGATGCTGGCTATGACGCTATCGAGAACAGACTAGAAAGGAAGTACGGTCTACCACAAGGATTGATGAAGCGCATCCGTGTGTTTGGTGAACGTACCAATGCTACTGGTCCTAGAAGTGTATCACCGAAGGGTGCTCGCACTGTGTATCAGTTCACTCCAGGAACGCGTGACCACTTCATCAAGCGGTGGAAGATTGATCCTTGGTCTAGTCCTCAAGCTGCTGCTGAGAGTGCAGCTATACATCTGAGTGACAGCATCAAGCGCGGCCAAGACCCTGTGTTAGAATACAATGCAGGACCAAAGGCGCGTGGTGCGTGGGGATCGAAGGAAGCACAAGACTATAAGCGTCGAGTGGACTCTCCAGAAGCTTACGCAAGTGTTCGTCCCTCTGCTGATCCGAACAACATCCGTGTTACAAGGCTCAGAGCACTACCACACGTAGCTGATGTAAGTGTCGATGATGCTGGTATTATCACAGCCAAACTGAAGAACGGTAGGGTTGTGAAGTACGACAAGGGGAGACGAGTTGGCTAAGAGATATGTCGGTGGCCCTACTGGTGGTGCGTACATGGCGTATGACTACTTGTTTGGTCCTAACCAGCAATGGCTGAAAGACGCTAGACAAGTTGGTGCAGGACTGCACGAGCTTGTAACTGCTGATGTGGACAAGCGTAAGGGCCACTACAAGCCTGCGATCATTCCACAGACCATTGGTATACCAGCAATGGTCAAGAGCTATATGCCTTCTGGACAGGCTAGTACTGAAAAGACTGGTAAGCCGTTCTCCGGTAACAACATTGTCGAACGAGTGCTGAACCAAGCTTACGAAGAAATGGATGTAGCTAGAGAAGCTGGCAACGAGCTTGCTGGTGTTAGTGATCCTACCAACTTGAAGGAGTCACTGCTACGTTATGGCTTACCGAACCTCATTAGAGGTCCAGTGGGACTGCTCGGTGCTACTTCCAAGGGTGGTAAGATACTCAAGACGCTGAACAAGACTCCAGGCATCATCAGAAAGCCTGTTAAGGTTGCAGCAGAGCTTGCTACTCCCTTCAGACAGACTAAGTTGAGCACTGCTGTGCCATTGGCATCTGCTGTACATGGTACTCTAGATGTCATAATGGACAAAGGCACTACTGCTGATGGACAGGAGTACGATGGTACTGTTCCAGAGCTTGTGCGCGGTCTAACAGGCAGAGACAACGCACCAGTAGGTTCATCCAAGGAGGAACAAGCACAGCTACAAGAGTTAGATCAACTCATGTTGAATGATGCTTACGAAGCTGGCGAGATTACTGATGAAGAGATAGATGCGTACATTGCTTCGCCGCCCTCTGTAGAGGATGAGGCTGCAACAGACAGTGCAGTGTGGAATGAGAAGGCTAAGGATGCAGGGATATTCTTGACTGCTGCACTAGGAGCAACTGTTGGGCATCGCAGGCTTGGTAAGATCGCCAAGACACACCTTGAAGCTCGTAAGGCTGCTATCAATGATCCTCGCAACGTCGGTAAGTTCGATGATCCTGATGATTATGCAGAGACTGCACCTATTGACGTAGATGCTGACGTACCGGAACGCTCCGTTGCACCAGCAGGTAGAGAAGCTTCTGAAGGAGAGCCACAGTACGTTGGTACTAAGTGGGAAGGAAGAGAACACGGACTAGGTGATCGTGCGATCGGTGGTGCGTTTGAAAAGACACGCCCAATCACTACTATGGCTGATCGCTTCCTTGGGAGGAACCAAGCTAAAAAGTTCGGCTTCAGATTGGATGCACTCACCAACTCTTCTATTCAAGCTAGGTTCTCTCACTGGCTCCGCACAGGTGAAGCTCCAGGCTCTAATATGAGGACAGAAAGCCTTGGTGCTTGGTCACGCACATTTGCTGATGAGTTGGATGGTGCTGAACAGCTCCGTGTGAACGATGCACTTGTAGCAGCATCATCGCTAGACGACATCAATCGTACAGGCAATCATGCTTCTCTGTTTGAGGACAAGTTTGGGAACAGAGTTAATCCAAGGCAGATGCAGCAGCTAGTAGACAGTGTAAAAGCTGATCCCAAGTTGGGTAAGTACTTCACTCAGATACAGAAGTTCTACGATGATAAGCTGCGCTATGAAGTAGATCGAGGGCTAATCTCACAAGCTGACTATGCTAAGATGCGTGCTGAGAGGCCCAACTACGTGCCACTGAAGGGCAACTTACAGCAAGAGGCTCCGTACTCTCCGTTTAGCATGAGATACTCTGCTAACGAGGACGCTAAGAACGCTCGTAACCTTCTCCCTGAGACTGGTCTTAAGGGAAGTGAGGGTGTTGCTAATCCTCTCTCAATGTTGTTCGAGCAATGGTCTGACACCATTCGCAGAGCAGAGACAAACGAGTTTAGGCGTGAGTAC